GATTTTATTGACACTCAAGCAGGTACTTGGGTTCAAACTTCATACAACACAACAGGCGGTCAGCATTTGTTGGGTGGCACACCACTGCGTAAAAACTATGCAGGTTTGGGATACACTTATGACAGCACAAGAGATGCGTTTATTCCAGTACAGCCTTATCCAAGCTGGGTATTAAATGAAGATACTTGTCTGTGGGATTGCCCTGTTGCTTTGCCTACAGACGATAGTAAGCGATACACTTGGAATGAAGAAACAACAAGCTGGACAGAGGTGACTGATGCCCCGTTACCGTAACAGAAACTGTTGTCGAAAACAGGTTGGATGGGTAATAGTGATGTTACCAAGCCTAGCTAGAGGATAAGTTATGACTAGAGCCAGAGATACAGCAAGCATAATTGGCAGCGGTGCTACATCTTCGGGCGTAATTACTGCATCTACGTTAGAGGCAACGGGTGATACCGCAGCAAGTGATAATGCAGCAATGGGTTACACTGCCGCAGAAGGTCTTATCCTTACGGGGCAAGGTAGCACCAACGATGTAACCATTAAAAATGACGCAGATGCAGACGTTCTTGAAATACCTACAGGCACTACAAATGTAGCTGTCGTAGGTGGCATAACATCTGGTGGTGCTGCGGTCAAAGTTGCTGGCAAGGAAAGCATTTATGTTCCCGCAGCGGCTATGTATCCAAGCACAACTAACCCTTGTAGTGACCTAACCCAAGTAGAAACAACAGCGTTACGGCCTGATTTAAAAGTGTTGGACTTTGCAGCGGCAGCAGATGATTTTGCTCAGTTTACTATAGCGTTTCCCAAGTCTTGGAACGAAGGAACAATAACCTTTCAACCGTTCTGGACAGTGACAGGAACGAACACTGGAACAGTCGCGTGGCAGTTAGCGGCTATCGCCGTTAGCAACGATGATAGTATAAACACTGCGTTCGGTACTCAAGTGGCAACAACCGCGTTAGCTTTTTCTGGCACTTCGAATGATTTAATGGTCAGTGCAGAAAGCGGGGCTGTAACTATCGCTGGCAGTCCAGCGGCAAACGACATGTGTTTCTTTCAGATCAACAGAGACACAAGTGCTGACGATCAGTCTGGTGCGGCAAGGTTAGTTGGAATAAAACTGTTCTTCACCACAGACGCGGCGAATGACGCATGACGGGGTTTGGTTATAATGTCAGCGGGTTTGGCAGCTTTCCAAGCAGAGGTGGTGGTGATTTCACTGAGGCTACTGGTGGAACTGTTACAACTAGCGGCGACTACAAATTT